CCTCAACCCTTGGGCGCCTACGGCGCCCTGAGGGAACCGTAGGTTCCCTGCTGTTAGCGTACGGTTAGCCGTCAGAGACTGAACGGTAGTCGCTCGATAATGAAGGTCTAAGCAGCCTGAATCGGGTTAAGATACAGTCCATCCCCCTAGGGAAACTTAGGGGTATCGAGAATGCAACTCGTCGCCTATGGCGCACAAGACGTGTTCCTTACGGGAACTCCCGAGATCACTTTCTGGAAGGTGTCGTACAGACGCCACACCAACTTCGCGATGGAGTCCATCGAGCAGACCTTCTCCGGCCAGGCCGATTTCGGTCGCCGTGTGACCTGCACCATCTCCCGCAATGGCGACCTCGCCTACCGCACCTACCTCCAGGTGACCCTCCCCGAGATCAACCAGTCCATGACCTCGTACGCTCGCTGGCTCGACTTCATTGGCGAGCAGTTGATCGCCCAGGTTGAGGTTGAGATCGGTGGCCAGCGCATCGACCGCCAGTACGGCGACTGGATGCACATCTGGAACCAGCTCACCATGTCTGAGGAGCAGAAGCGCGGCTACTTCAAGATGATCGGTAACACCACCCAGCTCACCTACATCACCGACCCCGGATTTGCGGGAATCTCTGGCCCCTGCGCCTCCACTGGCGCGGTCAACCAGGTGTGCGCCCCCCGCAATGCCCTCCCCGAGACCACCCTCTACATCCCCCTCCAGTTCTGGTGGATGAAGAACCCTGGCCTCAGTCTTCCCTTGATCGCTTTACAGTACCACGAAGTTAAGATCAACCTCGATATCCGCCCGGTGGGCGAGTGCCTCTGGGCTGTCTCCACCTTGACGGGTGTTGCCGGCACCACCGTGTCGTCGTCCCTCGCCTACCAGCAATCCTTGGTGGCGGCATCTTTGTACGTCGACTATGTGTTCCTCGACACTGACGAAAGACGCAAGATGGCTCAGAACCCCCATGAGTACCTCTTCGAGCAGGTGCAATTTACCGGCGATGAGTCGGTCGGAAGCTCGAGCAACAAGATCAAGCTGAATTTCAACCACCCCTGCAAGGAGTTGATCTGGGTTGTGCAGCCGGACGCCAACGTCGACTACTGCTCCTCGTTGACGGCCAACACTGTCCTCTTCAACACCTTGGGTGCTCAGCCCTTCAACTACACGGACGCTATTGATGCGCTCCCCAACGCGATCCATGCGTTCGGCTCCCAGGCGGCCACCACTGGTGCTAACGCGTTCATCACCTCGTCGGGTCTCTTTGACTTGGCGGGTGCTGACACCGTTGCGGCCACCGCGGCGGGCGGCTCCTCCTCGGTCACTGCCACTGCGGGTGACTGGGCTTCCTCGGGCGCCACCCTTTCCCCCTTTGCCCAGGGCGGAAACGACTCTGCCTCCTTGGTGTCCGATGCCGGCACCTTCGTGCTCGCGGAGACCGCCCTCGACATGCACTGCTGGGGTGAGAACCCTTGCGTCACGGCGAAGCTCCAGCTTAACGGCCAGGACCGCTTCTCTGAGCGTGAGGGCTCCTACTTCGACGTGGTGCAGCCCTTCCAGCACCACACCCGCGCCCCTGACTGCGGTATCAATGTGTACTCTTTCGCTTTGCGCCCTGAGGAACACCAACCAAGTGGGTCATGCAACTTCTCCCGCATTGACAATGCCGTCCTGCAACTTGTGTTGTCCGCCTCCACCGTCGGTGGAACGGCGACCGCCAAGGTCCGTGTGTATGCCGTGAACTATAACGTCCTCAGGGTTATGTCGGGTATGGCCGGCGTCGCGTATTCAAATTAAAAAGGGTAATGTTTGGTTATTATATTTAGGAAAAATGAAATAAAGAATATCTCAGTATTCTATATATAAAAAGATTATATATGGAACCCCTCCAGATTGCTAACGTGTTGCGCCCCGAATTCGTCGAAACCGAATCGACGCAATTGACTCCCCATCATTACCATGAGAAAATCATGGCAGATTACAAAGTGGTACAGTATATAAAGGGGCACATCAACTGTGGTATAGAGAAAAATCCGGTATGGATAATTGATG